TGGGAATATTACGAAGTCCATGCAAAAGATTCGTCCTGATTTAAGCGATAAGAGTGCTTATAACAAGGGATATAAGATATTAAACAGTCCTTTATTTAGGAATGTCATACATGAGAGGGTAAAAAAGAGAGATCAAAGGAGTGTTATGACAGTAGAACAACGTAGACAATGGCTTAGCGATAACATTCAAGACGAAGAAAAGGACATGAAAGACAGATTAGGGTGCTTAAAAGAGCTAAACAGAATGGATGGCATAGGAAAGAGCAATATTTTAAATGTTGGAAGTGTTAATAATATTACTGTTGAACAGAAAAGAGCGATTGCGGAAGAAAGAATCAACGATATATTAGGAATCAACATGGGAAGTGAATTTTTAGATGCCGAGGTAATAGAACACGAGGAGGACGATAACAGTGAAGAAACAGACTCTTAGTGTTACGGAACAGTATTTTAAGGATGTAGAGGACTTAAAAGAAGCTAAAGCTATTAATAAGAGCCAAGAAGAAGTTGTTAGATTGTTGAAGGCAGCTACCCCCAAGTATAAATTGAAAAATTGGACGAGAGGATATATCCCCGAACATTACAAACGACTAAATATTTCTAGACAAGAAGCTTTTAGACTTGCGGTTATCGGTGCAAGAGAAGCTTTGACATATTTTCAAGTTAATCTTCACTTTACACAAGCTATGTTGTTCGGTGCGGTTGTAGAGGGTTACGATACAATCTATGCAATTACTACTTCTCAGTATGGCAAAAGCTGGACTTTAGGTATGATTGCTATTTATCGTGCTTATAAAGGACATCAAGTACGAATTGCGGCCGCAACAGGAGAAACCGCTACTATCATCATGTCCAAAGTTATCGGACATTTACAAAACGCAGACGAGTCTATTCAGAGTTCTGTATTAGATTCAGGAAACAAGATTGAAAAATTGCAGACTTCTACTTCCAAGACTAAAATTTCCTTCAAGGGTGGAGGATGTGTAGAAATCGTTACATTAGGTGGAAACAGTGTAGACCCGAAGAAAAACAACAACGCTATCGGTAAGGGTGGAGATTATATTATTGACGAAGCGGCCCAAGTCAGTGAAGATGCGTATGCCGAGATAGGACGGAGGGAATTTTCAAGCGTTGACGGTTCAAAAGAGCTTGAAATTGCTATTTCCAACCCCCACAAACGAGGAGAGTTCTACGATTGCATGACAAACGACAAATACCCCGAAGGAACATTAGTTGTTTGGATGGATGTACGTACTGCATACGAAGAAGATCGTATGAAAAGTGCATCTCAGATTCTAAATTCTCATTTTTACAAGAACAGAAGTACTTGCCAACGTTATTTAGTATGCGAATTAGAGGAATTTTCAGATGAAAGTATGTTTAAAACCATGACTTTAGACGATGATAAAGTCGATAGTTCCTATAAAAAGCGTTTTTTCTTAGGTATTGACTCGGCTTATACAGGAAAAGATGGTATAGATGTTGCTTTATGTTCTCAAAATAGATACGGAAACTGCAAAATCGAGACAATTTACAATCTAAAAGAGGGTGTTTGGGTTCAAGGAGTCACATCTGAGAAGATTATTGTCAAGATTATTAAGATTATCGAGACATTAAACATCAAATATGTTTGTGTTGACGTTGGTTTCGGTACTTGGTTGACCGAAGGATTGTCAAAATACTCGGATAAGCTAGGATTTATCCTTGAAGGTGTCAATTTCCAAGGAGGGCCAACAAAAACACGTATCAAGGCAAGACATTACAGTGCGGTATATGCATTTAATCTAAGAGCGGAAATGTATTTAGACTTTCAGCAGCTAATGGACAGTAAGAAATTGACTTTCACAACGGAAGTTGCCAAAAGATTGAAGCCTGAATTGCTTGCTACAAGGACTGTATCAAAGAATAATAAGAAGATAGCCATTATTCCTAAGGAAGAGATAAAACAACGCTTAGGACACTCTCCTGATGCCCTAGATTCCTCGGTACTTTCTGTCCGCAGTTGTTTAATGTATAATCTAAGCAGTGAAATACTTGCGTATGCAGAGAACGATTAGGAGGTGCTAATTTGAGTCGAAGAACAAAGAAAAGACAAAAGGATAGAGTTAAACTAGCATCCAATACCTATGTGTCACCTAACATTTCGCACAATATTCACAGTTCTAATGCAGAAACCGAAGCCGAAAAGGTAATGGAAGCTATGTTAAACTGCAATTCAGATTGCATCAACGGATTTATAAAGACAAACTTTAAGAATCAGTTTGAAGAGATTGATTGGATGATAGACAATCTACCAACGCTGCCATATGTTATCGGTAAGGTTATTGACTTTATATTCTCAAACGGCATCACAACGGGTGATGAGAATTTAGACAAGAATGTTCTTATGCCATTCCTTTATAGACGCAATGTACAGGGTGTTACAAACTATTCCGTACTTCAAAATGCTATTATGCAGTCCTTATTGTACGGAAAATGCGGTATTCGTTGGCTAGACGAAGATAAAGGAATTGTTACAGAGAACTACCGTAATTATGTTTCCATCATGCGTGAAGATGATGAATATAAAGGCTTTAGAGTTCCTATCTGTTATGCTATGTCGGCAGACGATAAAGAACCTATCTCATTAGGAACAAAGGAAATCGACTTTGACGAAGCGTTATTCCTTCAAACAGGCAAATTAATGTCAAAAGACGGAACAATCATTGTAGAAATCCCTGATAATTTCTGCAATCTTAGAAACGGAACAGACCATGAGAACGGATTATCTTGTTTATTGCGTGATAAACAACGTCTAAAGCTATTAGGTGCGGTTTACGAGCGTTTGAACTACGATATTCAGTATGATGGCCCAGGACGTTTGATTTTTTGGCTAAAAGACGGATTTGCCAAAGGAGATACGATTGATTTATCGGCTTCCCAAGTTTTAGACGAATCATCAAGTTCTAAAGCAGATAGAGCCGACAAAGCAAGAATTGAAGCTAAACGTCTAGGTCAGGAAATCAGAAACTCAAAATCAGACAATGTAATCCTTGCAAGTTCTATTTTTGAAAAAATGGATCACTTGCCTCGTGTTACAAAAGGTACAGAGTTCTTGGAATACCTTCAAATGAAGGAAGGTTCTATTATTTGTCAGTGTTTCGGTCTTACTCCTGAATTAATCGGTTTAGGGGATGTATCAGGAAACGTATCTATGGAAAGAATCATAGACAATGCCATGACAAATACAATCGTACCAATGCGAGAAAGGTTCGCCACTCAGATTTCTCCTATGTTAAGTGAGAAATTAGGTGTACCAAAGGTTTATTTTGATAAATACGAATTGAAAGAACAACAAGACAAGTCTGCAAAGACATATAAATTGGCATTGTCAGTTACTCAAATCGTAGGTGCTATTGTCAACGGAGCAGAAGCGTTAGACAAGAGCACAAAGAATTACATGATGGAATCAGTTACTAGAATGATGGATTCTATCGAGAAAACGCTATAGCGAGAGGAGAAAATAAAATGGAAATGGATATTTTAAAAAGTATCTTATCTGAAAATGAGGTAACACCCCTAGGAAGTTTAAATGGGACTCCGTTATATTCATTTGAAGATGCACAGAGAATCAACAAGATTGGATTGGTAAAAGAGAAAATCCAAGGTAAAGAGGTTGAATTTGGCGAAAGACCTATGCGACCTGATGGATTAGGGTATTTGGAAACAAAAGCCAATGCAATTGCAGTTCCAACTTCTTTCTTTGAGAACAGATACAGAAAAGTAGAAATCGTAAAAACTGTTGCCAATGAAAAAACAAAGAAGGAAGAAACTGTTAAAGATGTATATTACGAAGTCGTAACAGACTACAGAGCTTGTAAAGAACAAGCAAGTGGACGTGTATATACAACTACAATTCATGTATATCAGATTGGAGCTAAGAAAGGTTCAAAAGAAAATGCTGATTTATTCTTAATTGGTCAAAGAAATATTTCAGATACAGACTTTATCAACGAGTTCAAAGGCAAATTGAACAAAGAATCAATGGTCAAGATTCTTAAATTGATTGGTAATAACCCAACAGAACAAGTAGAAGATACATTAGAATTTTAATTAGAAGTAAAAAGTAGAAAAAAACAAGGCAATATTTGGAAATAAACAAAAGGTATAAACAGTTTTCACTGTCTATATAGATTTTTGCATATTTCGAGGTATTGCCTTTTTATATGCAAATTAACGAAAGGAGATACATAAATGTCAATTAAACGTAGTTTCACTGTAAAAATCACTTTTAAAGAAGGGTACGGAGACCCTATCACTTTAACAGGGAAAGATGCAACTGCTTTTAACACTGCTTGGCATAACAAATTGAATGACCAAGACGGAGCTATTGGATTTGAATGGCCAGTTATTACGACAACAGGTGAAGCACCTAATCAAAAAACAGTAACAACTTATACTTCATTCTTATTCTGCAATGTAGCAAAAGTAGAACGCTCAGAACAAACAGAAACAAAGTATACAGACGATCAATGCCATGATGCTTAGAAGGAGAGACCATGCAAAATAACGTACAAACTATTAACGGTGTTACTTGGTTCGATTCCCTAGAAGAAAGAAATGCTTTCTTAAAGCAAAATGGTAGACATGAGTTCGCATTGGAAGAAGCAGCAAAGAACGCAAAACAGTATTTGAAACTTCTTGATGTAATAGAAGAAAAAACGCAAATTGACGTTTATTCAAGATTAGATAGCGGTACTTTGCTATACGGGTATGTAGTTCTTGAACCTAAGAAGAAATACAAGATTCCCGAAGATAAAGTTTTGTTAGAAGCACTTAGAAACAAAACTATCCAAAAAAGATACGATTCCACAATGGAAGAAATCTTAAAAGGAGCAAAGATTCCATACGAAGTCAAGAAATGTAATTCATGTGGTGGAAGAATTCAAAAATTATTCTATAAGCCCATAATCGTAGTAGAAACGGAGACTAAGAAATAATGCCACAAAAGAAAAGAGTTCCAACATATGTAGCAAGCATTAAAGATAGCCTTGATCGTAGAAAAAAAGGAAAAGCATTTTACGACAATGCAATCACTTTATCGAGCGTAGATAAAGAAAACCATTATGTCAGTGTGAACCTATCCTCAGGGTACGTAGAAAACAAACCTACACGTCTTATTGACGAGGGGGCAATAACATATGAGGATGGAAATGATATTCGTCTATACATCAAAAAAGGGGCAGTACAAGCATTCTACGATAGCTTGAGTTCTGATTATGTAGGATATATCAACTTAGCTCACATTGACATTACATCACTCCCTTTAAACTTAGGTACATGGACTAAAGATGATTTAACAGTTGTCGATATTGGGGACGGAAGAAAAGGTCTTGATGTAAACGTCAAACTAAATAGGGAATTGCACATTGTGCAAGATTTATTGAAACAAGAAATACCATTGAGTATTAGTGCAGAACTGAGAGGAACACTCGATTTGGAATCGTCATTCAAATTTGATGCACTATTCTACAACGAAATTGAGATTGCTGGTTTCTCAGTTGTTGCAAACCCAGCCAATGTAAACAGTACAGGCGAAAATTTAAACAGTAAAGGAGACTCAGAAATGAACCTATGGGAAAAGATTTTAGAGTTGAGTTCTGAAAATAAAGAAGAAAAGAAGAACGAAGCTTTAGAAAACAAAGAGGAAGAAAAAGAAGAAAAAGCACCTGAAAGCAAGACAGATGAAACAGAAAACAAAGAAGAAGCTAAAAAAGGCGAAGAAACTTTGGAAACTGTTGAAATGTCTAAGGATGACATGGAAAAAATCAACAAATTCATGGATGCCTTTGAAACTTTAAGTGCAAAAGTTGAAGCATTAGAAACAGAAAATGCCGAATTAAAAGAAAAATTAAAAAGTTCTAAGAAAGAAAAAACAGAATTTGAAAAGAAAGCAGAAAGCACATTAGACAGATTGTCTAGTTTGATCTCAGGACAAGCTAACGATAAAGAAAAGAAAGAAGAAAAATTAACTTCTACTTCTAAAGTTAGCGAAGATATGTGGGGATAGGAGGTAAACCATGTTAGATTTATTATTTACAAATCCTGATAACACATTATTAGAAAAAATGGCAGTTACACCAGGAATGGTAGAACGTCTAAGTTCTAATATCGAGGATTTAACATCATTCTCAAGAGCTTATATTGATTATGAAAAAGCAAGACAGAATTTAGCAGCAAGTTCTACTAAATCAAATGCAGGAACAATTGGTATCGGTACTGATTATTCAGATAACTTACCAGCTAATCCATTCCAAAACGTTTTCCCATTAGTTTCTTGGTTAATGAGTACACCAGCTTCACGTAAAATGCAAGGTGCTATGAACCGAGGAGCATGGAGCGTAACAAAGAAAGAAGATGGCAAATTCTATATTCAGTTGCCATTCACATACGGAACAACAGAACCTAAATCAACACAAGGTGAATGTTGCTGGGTTCCATTAGATTTAGCTAAATGCGGTAGCAATGCACCATTAGCATTATTGTGTTTAAAGAGTTGCGAGCCTATTATGGATAGCTTAGTAAATGAAACACGTAAAATCAAAGCTAATGACATGGTTTGTTATTTCCAACGTGAAGGAGAAACTATTAAAGAAGCTCAGAAACGTATGGATTTAATTTCAATGGCATACTTCACTGCTATTAACGTAATCTTAGGAACAATGACTACAGGTACTGCTACATTGAAACCATTCCATGGATTATTGGAAGTAATGGAAGATAAAGCAGTTATCAAAATCGTAGGTACAAACGTATTATCTGCATTTGATTCAGTTGCATTACGTTTAGCAGCATTAGGAGATGGCGATTATAAATTCGCTTGTCACCCATTAGTACTTGAAGGTATTAAATCTGTTATCGTTCCAGGTAAATTCAACGGAGAATATCCTGATGGATGGACTCGTAACAAAGAAACGGGAGAAGTCGCATTTAAAGGACATGGATTTATTGCAGATAAATTAGTTCCATGTGACATTACAAAAGGTACAGGTGATGTATGGGTATTAGAAGGAAATACAGTAGGTTTGGTAATGGGAACTACTTTCCAACCATCTGAAAAATTCCAACGTCATACATTCGGCGCTACAGATACTCCATCAGAAGGTTGCGGTACTCAATGTGATTACTACTACAACTTTGGATGTGCATTTGGAACAGATGCAAACAGATTAATGGTTATCCAAGGTATTCCAATGTCAGCAGCTACATTAGGAGATACATTAAACGGATTAGACCTTGTATTAAAACCAACAACTATCGTACCAATCAACATTGGTGAATAATGTACGAAAAAATTGTCGAACAATTGAAAAACTATTGTTCGTGCATAAAGGAAAGCGATTTAGAAGCAGATAAGCTTGAAAAGAATGTTGGAGAACTAATTGATTTAATTAGTACCATCACTTGTTGGAAAAACCATCCTTGTGAGACTTTCCTCTCATCTCAAAGAGAGGAAGTCTTTGATGTTGGTGAATTTAAGAAATGCGGTTGCGATTCAGGAATTGTACGTATACCGCTATTCTATCCAATGATTGACCCAACAACGATTGAAGTATCTGTTATCACTAGAGAAAGAATTACATTTACTACTCACAAATTAGAAGTTGATAAAGATTTTTCTTATAACCCATACGACAGTATCGTGTACGTTGATTTATCTAACATTGACTACAAAGATGTGTGCAATTGTGGATGTGATGAATTGTCTAAAATCGTTGTCAGTTATGTAGCTGGATATGAAACGATACCAGAATGTCTATTGCCTGTATTCTGCGACTTCCTACAATTTGTTATCGCAATGAATAGATGCGAATGTGGTTGTAGCACGTGTGAAGAAACAGATGGTAGTGATGTTCTTATTTCAGAAGAAAATTCTGATGCTCAGATTTCTATTAGTATGTATGTTCGTGAACATATTACAAAAGCATATTCTGAACAGTTAGGTATCTTATCAGTATGTAATTCAAAAGACATATGGGTTGGTGATGTTGTGTGAGAATCAAATATATTGGAATGAAAAGTTCCACAAAGAAAAACGGATGCCCTGTATGCGGTGCGAAAGCCAAATCAAACACATCTTACGAGTATTCAAAACGTATGTGTTTGCCGAGTGGCCTAGTAAAAATCTTCCTTATGAACAAAGTTGAGGAAGTATCGTATGAAGATGGTGTATTCCTAAAAGGCTTTAAATACGTCTATGGAGGCAAACTTTATTACCCCTTTATCGAGGTGTAGGAAATGCTAAAAGGTCTCTTAGAAGATGTTATAGAAGCGTGTGAAGAAGATTTTGAAGGATTGGCTAGTGAATTAGAAAAAACTATGCGAGATGAAGCTCCAAGAGGGAGTAGATTCTATGCTCAAGAAATGACAAGTATGCCATGGAATGAATATAGGCCAGGTGCTTTAAAGGATTCAATCACGAAAGAAAAAGTATCTAATACCGAATATCTAATCGGAGTAGATGCAGACAAACTAGAAAAAGATTCTAGAAACCCTTCTCACGTTGATTACTCCCCAATGGTACAGAATGGAACAAAACGAGTTTATACATTAGTTCGTAAAAACGGAAGGCCATTCGTTTGGGTAGATGAAATGGGAAAGAAACACTTTGCAAGCAAAATTAAGATGCCACCTAGAAAGGCAAATGATTTTGTTGCTAGAGCGGTATCTAGATTTGATGCAAAAGTTAAATAAAGGAGATTAAAAATGGAAGAAAAAGTTGTAAAAGCTAAAAAGACTCCTGAACAGAAAGTAGATGTTCAAGCATTTGTTTCACGCAAATTAAACGCTTTAAATCAATTAGGCGGTGCTAAAGCGGAACGTGCTATGGAGCGTGTACTAAAAGCTACAATGGGAGGGCAAAAATAATGTCTAACTGCAACATTAACAAAATCATTAGTGACAAATTAAGTGTCTCTAAATTAACTAAAACTCAAGAAATTGATATTACTATCATGAGTGATATTGATTCTTGTTTAAAAATCAATACTCGTAAATTTGAAAAGATTACAGGTACTGCTAGTGCTTATACATCACGTACTATTGCACCTGATTTAATCAACGTTTGTGAATCATTCGGATGTAAGAATACAGGTACATTGTTCATCACTTCTAAAGAAACGGGTGCAGAAGGTGGAGAAGGAAACAAAGTACACACAAGTGGTGCGGTATTTAAAGCATTGAAAAATGCATTAGACTTTGCAGCAGGTGTTATTTACTACTACGTAAATGTTCCTCAAGCAGGTACTTACACAATCACAACAAAGATTTCAGATGTTTTAGATCATGAAATGACTAATGCAGATGAATATACAAGCACTTTAAAAGCAGATAAAGAAGGATTCTACCCTGTACAGATTGACTTATCAACAGTTCCTACAAAGGAATCAGGAAAAGGATGGGAAGCAAGTACATCTGGTGTCCGTTTAAGTATTGAAGTAGCATTAACAAACAAATCAGCAGATAGTATCTTGATTGGTATTTCTTCAATTTCATTCTTTGAAGAATTTGCAGACTTAGATTCTAACAACGACATTAAAGTAAGCTGCTTATCAGGATTTGATGGTGACGACACTGTAGACCCTGTAGATACAAGTTGCTTTGATGATTCTTATGATGATGATTCTGCTTCTATTGAGCGTTCATTTACAGGTACTCAATTAACATCTAACTACTTAACTATGAACCCATTCATTGGCAAGGGAGATAAGTCTCAAGGCTTTATGATGCGTACTCAGGAAGTGGTTATTGAAGCAGATAAAGAACATCCTGAATATGGTTCAATCCATATTGCAGACCACTTTGTTGAAGAATGTGGATTTATCTATGCAGCATTGAGTGACCAATGCAATATTACAGATTCTACATTGAACCGAATCAACACTCCATTGTTGGCTAACTTAGATGAGTCTCAATACCAAGTATTGAACAGTAAAATCAATCCAAGTTTAGATATTGAAGGTTCAAAGATTTACTTCAACAAAAACTTAGTAGGTAAAACATTAAAGATTTCTTATCCAATGACTGTTGATGTATTGCAACACTATGTAGCAAACAACGATAGCTTAAAGAATAAGAGAGCTAAAGTTACAATCACTCGTTATAGAAGTGATGGAACTGCGGAAGTATTTACTTACCACAATGCAAAAATTACTTCATTCCCAATGGGTATCCCTGATGACGGAGCGTTTGAATTTAGTTTAGCGTTCAAGAAAGATACTCGTGGAAACTGGTATGAAGTTTATGTAGTAAACAAAGCTAACGCTAATTTATAGAAATTGAGAGGCAAATGAGATGGAAGAACAAAAGATTTTAGAACCAACACAGTTAAATGCCATGATTGAAAAGTTAAAAGTAGCTCGTGAGGATGATACTCCTCACGCAGTCTATGGCAATGGTGGTGAAATTGCAGTTGTTGGTGATGCAAATAAGACAGATGTTAAAACAATTGATATTGAAGTGAATTTTAGATTCACTGAAAAAGAAATCGAAGAACATAAAATTGATGTTCCTGAGAACGCTAAAAGAGTAGGGCAATACGTTATGTTCGATAAGAAGTTTGAAAATCTAACATTATCTCCTAGACAAGATATGAAGATGGTAGAAGCTTTAATCGAAGTAAAACCATTGCTATTGGATGCAGAACAAATCCTAGACCCATATAAAGAAAAATTCCAAGAAATCGAGGAATACTATGGTCACAAATTCATTGAAGGAAAAGATGGAATCGTTACAACAGACACAGATGATGAAGAAGTGAGCAAAACTATGGTTCAGATTTATGAAGCGTATATGAATGAAGCAAATGAACAGATTTTCCATTTATACGCTCAATCCTCTACAAATTTAGTTGATGGACTTTATAAAGTTGTTGCAATTTTCTTAGGATTAGATGAATTTTATGAAGATCACATGATGCAATATTCAGTTTTAACTTGCATGATTAGCCTAATTATCAAATATCCTGAATTATTTAATGAGGTAGAAACAGTTTTTATCAAATAATTGATAAGGGGGATGATAAAAAGGATTCAGTAAAAAAAGCAAAGTCTTATGTCGCAGAACTAAATCTTTATTCAACCATGGCTCATTATGTCGGTAAAATTCTAAAAATACGCCCCAATGAGATATTAGACCATTGGGGTGTTTCTGAATTAGTTGTAGCCTTTGGGTACTACGCAAATCTACAAAGCGATAAAACATGGAATGAAATTAACGAGGCAAATAAAAATTCTAAGAAGAAAATACCTCAGATTGACAGATATGCAGTTCATTTCATGCAGAAAACAGATTTAGCGAAGGAGTCCGAAGATGTCAGTACGTGAAGTCGGTGCTAGGTTAGTCCTTGACATTAAGGATGCCGAAGCAAAGATAAAACAACTTGAAAAAGAGTTAAAAGATATTGAAAAGGCAAAGCTCAAATTTGATGCTAGCACTAATGAATTAGAAAGAATTAAGGCAAGATTAGAAGAAATCAAAAAAGAAAAGGAAGCTTTGGAAAGACAAAAACTTTCTTTAAAAGTTGATTTGGATAATCTAGCTAATTTCAAGAATCAATTATTGGATGTTAAAGATGATATTAGTGAACTTAAAAAAGAGCTATTAGCCTTGAGTAATAAAAAACTTTCTATTGATATTGATTTAAAAGCAAATGCCAATGAAATTCATGATGTCATTAACGACATGACACTAGGTGAAAGCGATAAAAGTGACAAGCTTAAAGACTTATATAGTGCACGTGAAGCTCTCAAATACGATATGCGAGAGGTTGGTATTGAAATTGATGAAGTTCAAAAGAAAATTAACAATCTTAACAAAGAAAAAATTAAGATTGAAGCGAACATCAGTGAATTAAATGATGCTCAAAAATTGGTTGATGAGATTGATGATTCAATCGCAGATTTAGACAAAGAAAAAATAAAATTAGAAGCAGATTCTTCTAAGTTAGAAGATACAAATAAAAAGCTAGACGAAACAATCGAAAAAGAGAATGATGTAAGAAACACAAAAGCGGATATTGAGTCACAAGTTATCGGTTATCAAGATAGCTTGAATAAACTAAACAATCTTCAAAACGCTGCTAAAGCATTAAAAACTGCTAGTAAGATTACATTTGATGTTGGTAATAAGATGTCAAATCTAGGCTCTAGTATGTTGAATATCGCTAAGAACTTCCAAAACAATCCAATAGGAGATATTGGACGATTCTTAGTACAAGGTGTTGGATATTCTAGTTTGTATAGATTGGTTTCTAGTGCACAAAACGCAATTGGTGATGCATTTTCAAGCGGTGTTAATAGATACGATACAATCAAAGTTGCGAAAAGAACATTGTCCACTGTAGTAGGCGATGTAGGCGATTCTACGGCTAAAATCCAAAAGATGATTGATAACCTAGACGAAAGCATTTTGGGGCTACCAACCACTTTAGATGACGCTCTAAGCCATGTTACGAGATTTACTTCAATCAATCATGATTTAGATAGGTCTCAAAAGCTATTCTCGGCAATTAATGATTCCATTTTGACATTTGGTGGAGATTCTGAGGGAGTAAACAATGCGGTTACTCAGTATTCTCAAATCATGGGTTCTAAAATGGATGCTCGTACATTGAGATCAATGGAAGATGCAGGTATGACACCAGCCTTAACTGCTATTGCAAAGAAATTTAATATGTCATTTGCAGAGTTTAGAGAAGCATTTACAGGGTCAAATCCAACTATTTCATTACAACAATTTGAGGATGCCTTAATTGAGTTGGATGAAAAAGGCGGTGGTGGCCTAAATTCGTTGGCAACTATGGTTAAATCATCTGTAGCCACAATTGGTAATGCTTTTGACTTAATCCCTAAGAGATTTAGTAAAGCCGAAGAAAAGTGGTTAGGTGCATTAGATGAGGTTTCAACGGAATTAACAGGAGCTACAATCTACGGAAATATCTACAAACTTTCTCAAAAAGTTGAAGGCTTAGGAGATATAGGAGCAAACTTCATTAGAGGTCATAAAAAAGAGATTGGCGAAGGTATAGACTTCATTAAAACCAAGTTTACTGAATTATGGAGTGTTTTAAAAACATTCAGTTTCAAAGATTTTGTTGGTGGTTTTAAAGAAGGATTAGGAGATTTCCAAGGTGTAATTGATTTCTTCAAGCCTATTCTTGGCGATTTCTATGATTTCGCAAAAGAAAAAATTACAGACATGGGAGACGGAAGCTTTTCTAAGGGATTAGGACGTTTTGTTTCAGACTACATCCAAATTGGTATTGGATTAAAGTACGCTGGTAAGTTAATGAAACTTGGAAGCGGTGGAATTAGCCTTTTAGGAGATTTATTAAACATTGCTTCAAAATTCAAAGGAAAGAATTTCAATATTCCTTTCCTAGGAAAACTAGGAAGTAAATTTAGTTCTGTTAAAGATATATTCAAGAGTTCAGATGAGATTACTACTGCGGTAGGTACTCCAAAAACTTTTGATGTAGAAGGATTTAAAAATAAATTATCTTCATTAGCTATCATAGCTGGTGGGGCAGGAACAATTATTCTTTATTGCAAAGCTATAAAGGAAATCGAAAAGAATGTTCCAAATGACATTACAACATTGCCTATGCGATTAACAAATTTGTTCTCTGTAATGGGATTGATGATGGGAGCTAATACGATTAATGCAGGAGTTTCAAAAGCATTAGAAATGAACAATGCCTTAACAGGATTAGCAATGATGATTGGTCAAGGCGGAGCTTTATGGCTATTTGCAAAGGCTATGCAAGAGCTAGATAAAACTATGCCTGATGGATTCGACACATTCAACGATAAGTTATTAGGCTTATTTGAATGTATAGGCTATATGACACTTATTACAGGTATTCAAGGTGGTGCTGGTGTCCTAACGGGTGGAATCACTACATTGGCCCAAGTGCTAGGAATGATAACGACAACAGGACTAGCTGGTACGTTGATTGCTTGTGCTAAAGCTATGCAAGAAGTCGATAAGAATGTTCCTTCAAACACAAAAGGATTGAAAAAGAAAATCCAAGGAATTATGGATGTCATTGATATGTTTGAAGGCGGAGGAACATATTCTTCTTGGTGGAGCCAAGTTATTAAAAGTTCTGAGTCTTTATGGAAAAACATGGAGACTTGGAATATTACTAGGATTCTAAAGAAACTTGTTACTATTGGAGAATCAATTTCAAAAGTGCAAGGAATGAGTATTGATAGTAGTTCTTTCAACAATCAATTCAAAGATATTCAAGAAGTTATCAAGAATATTAATGATTTTGAGTTTCCTACAGTTAGTACATCAAGTGCAACAAACATTGCAGATGCAAACAGTATAGTTAAGAACTATACAACAATGGCTTCTAGTCTTTCTAAAATGTCTAGTATCAATGGAAGTTCAATTAACGTTGAGAATTGTACAAGCATTTTAAAGAATGTAGCTAGTGTTGTTAGTGAAATGAAGAAGATTGTATTCCCTGATGTTACAAAGAATATTAAATCTAATTTAAACGCTACAAATGCTCAAGAGTTCCTAGATACATTAAAGATTTTGGAACAGATTGTTCCTGAATTTGGAAACTTGCAAGCAACAATCACAAACAATCCTTTACCAAATGCAGAGGATATTAAAAAGACGATTGCTAGTATTTCTCAAGCAATTGGATACATTTCTGTTGCTGGTGTTGGAACAGGAAAAGACAAGAATATGTTGTCTTATAACTTAAGACAAACGCCTGATTCTAAGCTATTTAACAACGCACTAAAGGCGATTACAACTTTAGGTGATATAATCCTCAAGTTTGGAACTTTGAACGTGTATTCAACTGATTTCGACTTTGAAACACTGAGAGCCAATATTAAGAGTATTGGAAATGCAGTGAATGAAATGGCAACTAACAAAGGATTAACTGAAAATCTAGAGAATATGGACACAGTTAATAAGACTGTTTCTAAGTTGAAAAAAACGTGTGAAAGCTTAAATTCTATCGTTGGATTAAATCTAGACTTTGTTAAGGTTGGAGAAGTCACAACAGGTATTCAAACATTCCTAAACAATGTTAAAGGATTGAAAGTTGGAGAAGCTACTACAGATGTTGTTACAGAAGTAAACTCAATCGTAACTTCCTTCCACAATATGGCAACAACTTTATCAAACATGAAGTCTGAATTTAATACCTCTGGTACAGATATGGCCAATGGAATTATTGAAGGTTTCAAAAGCATTGATATTGAAGGTTCATTTGGAACTAAGATTGATAACGCTAAAGCTTCATTGAAGAAGAAAAGCTTCAAATCCGTAGGTAAGAAGTTTGGAAAAGATGTTGTAAGTGGATTCAGTGAAGGCATCTCTAATATGTCTAGTTCAATCTCTAATCAGATTACTATGATGTATGGATATTCAACACGATTCACAGATTTAGGACAATACTTAGGAAGTGCATTTAAAAATGCGTTCAACAATCAATCAGGAAACATTAATACAGGTGGTACAACTACTCCTACAGTAAACACGGGCAATGAGTCACAAGGAAAAAACTTTAAGTTTGCTAAAGGTGGCCCAGTTTACTTAAAACGAGGTGGACAACCAATTGTTATGAAGCCTAGTGGAACAGATACAGTACCTGCTATGTTGACTCCTGGTGAGTATGTAATGAAACGTAGTGCAGTTAAGAATGCAGGTCAAAGCTTCATGGACAAAGTAAATAACATGGACTTAAAAGGTGCGTTCAAAGAATTGTCTACTAGATATGGTTCTCAAGTTGGAAGTGTTGTTAATAAGAATGTGACTATCAACAATAATGATAATCGTGTTACGAATAACAGTATCGCTTTCAACGAAGGAAACGAAAGAAGGCAGGCTATCAAAGTAGGTAGATGCTTGAGAGGTTTGGCATAATGACTTGTTATAACTTAAACCCATTAAAAACATACGTTCAGTTTAATGATCTTGTAATAGACAGTGCAGAGGAGATTTCCTCTGCCTCTCTAAAGCAAGATACAAAGACTGCAACGCAAGAATATAGTTACGGACATGGTAGTTATGTTGCTTTCCAAAAGAATCAACAGTTTCTTACGGAAGGTGATTTGTCCTTAACATTGAATTTTAATTATGAACATTTTCATGATGAAGATAGAAGATTCCTACGTGACTATTTCAATTTGAATTTGCTTAAACCTGGAAGGCTATGGGCAATTCAAGATAACAAATTGATTTGGGCATGGGCCTATGTCACAGGATTTAGTGAAGACTACAAAAAATACCAAGGCTATCTATCAATGGATATTGATTTTAAGCTTTGGGAAGGTGTATGGCATATTGCAGATACAAAGAAAACATTCTTAGTTCCTTACTCTGTATGTAATATTCTCGATTGCGAAGATTTCAGAGATGCTCAAGAGTACTTATCATGTTGTGTTACTTGCCCTCCTGATATGGAAACTTGCAATTCGTGTCTATGTGATTGTGGAGACATTACAGAGGAAACATCTTTATGTGTAATGGGAACTAAAGCGTTGGAAGATTTTATGAATTGTGGCAATTCATACAAGATTGTCTACGATTGCATCAAAGGTGAACAAATTTTCGGTGATGATTTAATCAAAAATAAAATCTGTAAAAAAGATTATTGCATTGAGTCAATCGCTGGAAGATTCTACAGTGGAACAGTGTTAGATACCGACAAAGTAAAATTGATTCTAGATGGTAAATTCCAAAACCCTGAAATTGAAATCAACGGAAACAAAATGATGATTCTAGGCGAATATGATGGAATTTTAACACTTGATTCAAGTTGGAACTTATACTTTACTGCGGATGGATGTTGTGCATCAGAGGAAGTAGATTTAGATAATCTAGTTATCGAAGATGAATTTGGATTCACAGTACATCATGGAATGAATAGATTAGTTGTCACAGGCTCATGTTGTAAGATGGCTTGTGTATATATAGATGTTGATGAACTTACAAATTAAGGAGGCTTGCAGTGGCAAATGTTAAAAGTTATTGCACTGCTTGTGGAAAACTAAAAGATAGCAGTGCAGAGTTTATCCAAAATGGTGTTACAGATTCAATCTGTACGTCTTTAGGAAGCGATACAGGCTTAAATCCTGAGAATGGCAATAATACGTGTACAGACATGGAAAATGCCAACGATTGCCTTACAAAGGGCTTATATGACATCATAGACGGATTTGATTTGTGTGATTGGAAATTATTCATGAGTCAATATGCTAACAATGATTACAACATGAAAGCAGCTATGATTTGTTGGATGTGTGGATTGCAAGACCAGTTGTATAATCTTCAACTTCAAAACTTGGCAATCGAAACACAATACACGATTCAACAGTCTACACCTGAATTGAGTGTTGAAATTGACAGACAAGGTAATTTCACATTCAGATATTCAGATTGGATTCACACAAGTGAATATACGAAAGTAGCGGACGGAGTTATTACAGGAAAAGTAGATTTCTGTATGAAGCCTAACAAAGATAAGAGTGCTACATACAAATTCAACAGTGTTACATTGAAACACTATTCTTATAAAATGACAGGAGTTCAAACTGGTTCAGCTCCTACTGTTTCGATTCGTGTTCCTAATAAGAGTGGATCGTTGGTATATCAGAAAATCACAAATGCTTCATTTGAAGAAGATATTAACAAAACAGTGGAATTAAGCATGAGTGGAACAGTAAAAGCTGGAGAAACAACAAATTGGTTGCAATTCCTTTCTATTTATGTTGATTGGCTAGAAGATGATGAAATATCTCTACACACTCGTTTTGTAAATGATAACAAGGTAAACTTCGTTATCTGTAGAGATTAGGAGGTACACATAAATGAATAAAGATGTTTGTTCTGCTTGCGATTCTTTAAAAGCTACAAGCAGTAATTTCATTCAAAAAGGTGTAACAGATACTATTTGTGCAAATCTTAAAGCAAACCAGGGTTTTGAAAATAAGGGCCACAATAACTGTACAGATATGCACGATATGAACGATTGCTTATTAGGCGGATTGCTAGAAAAGATTGATACATATGATGTATGCGACACAAAAGAAGCCATCAAAGATTTGGAAAAGAACCTAATCAGTATCATGGATGTAATGATTTGTTCTGATTGTGGGCAATGGGAAGAAATCGAAAAGCTATGGGCCGAAATCCAAAAGATTTGGGCAGCTATTAGAGAGTTACAAGCAAAAGTTGGAAGTCTTGAAGGCAGTGTTGGTGATATGTACAGTGCAGTTGAAAAGATTCTTACAAATCTTAAAAACAGTGGTGCATGGAAACAAACAGGAGATACTGTATTTCAAGGAAAGTTCAATGACGGAAGAAGCATTGCAACAGGTAACATCAATATCTTTGGCGGTACTCCTGATGGAAATTCATACATCCGTACTAATAACGGAAGTTCTGAGAATGATTTGGCTGGTGGTGTTTAATGGCATGGCAAAACTTTCATGGAGCTTTCGATAACACAGGGCCATACGCAAACGTAGTATTAGGTGGAAATCCAGGCGATACCGCAGACTTTGGATTCCCACTTGCTGCCGCCCATGCTAAAGGGTATGGAAAAGGTATCAACTTTTCAGATGATGGAAACTATGGTGTTACCTTCACATTGGATTTAGTTGGCTATGGTGTAACGGATGCTGGTACATATACAGGTAATGGGAAGTATGTACAGTATGGTGGAAGATACAACTACATTTTGATCATTAGTGTTTCTAACAACAATAAAGCCTCATGGAGAGAAATTTATAATCAAGTAATATTCTCTCATGCCGATACATGGCCATTGGCTTATTCATCAGGTTGGGAAACAGTAGCACAAAATAGTCAATGGAGTGGCAAATTACAACTTCCAACAGATACAACACACGTTAAAGTTGAATTAAGAGGTGAAGATGCTACATTCCCTTATGAGAATATATATTCTATTCAACAGGTTATCCCTGATTTCAGACCATGGGCAGTAAGAAAAGGTGGTATATTCTACTCTTTGGATAGAGATACAGGATGGTTTAAAAAGAGAGTTAAAGACTCTTGGGTTACTATTGGCAAGTACAGTGCCGATAAAGCGAACAAAGAAAACCAAGGGTCAAGTAGAATTAGAAAAAATGGTAAATGGGTAGGACAAGGCAAAATTGGTAGTTAGGAGTAAATATGATTCCTTACTTTGAAATATTAGAATTTGGAAAAGTTAAGAAAAGATTCAGAGAGGCTTTAAGCACAATCAGTTTTTCAAATGAGTTGATGACAGTACCTGAAATGCAAATCACAATTCCTAATGAATACTACGATTTAATCTCAGGAAGAAAAGAAATGCGAGTAATTATGGATTGTGGAGTTTTCTATGGAATGATTACCGACTACAAACCCTCTGTAAGTGGTTTAAACATATCTCTAACGCACGTAATTAACGAATGGACATATAGACAAGTCCCAACAAATTATGCGGTTAAAAATGCTCTTATAAAGAACGTATACGAAAGCGAAGATATGTATTATTCGACTCAGTGGAAGATGAATTTTGAAACTGAGATTGATAATGAAAAGATTGACTACGTTTATTCTAGACAATCTAAGTTGGATGCACTTACTAAAACTTGTGAATTGACACCATCTGTTTATTGGAGAGTTCCATTTACAAATGATAAGCAAGTGGAAATTGGATATTTTGGAAAAAAACAGCCTGTTATGCTTTCTAATAAACCAACATTAGGAAGAAACTATAGAATCATTGGTGAGCCAACAATGGAAACTGATTTTTCAGATGTTATTAACCTAGCTACAGTTTATGCTAATAAATCTGATAGTGGTATGTCCTCTTTGTCATTGAGAGAAGTATATAACGACAAAAGTTTACAGAATCCTAAATTCCCTGTAGTTATTTTGAGATCAAACATAAATAACGAGCGTGATTATGAATATGTAGACTTTCCTAAATTAGCTCCTAACAATCAATTGGAGTATTCCATTATTGATACAGAGTCTGTTGGATATGAAAGTGGTGTATTCATTGAAGGAACATTTGCATTTGATGATTTATCACCATTTAGCTTAGAGGACATGACAAAAGACTCTAAAGACTATAAATGGGTCATTCCTAAAGAACAAAGATTTTTGACGGATACAGAGGAAATAAACAATGCTAAAGCCTTATGGCACTCTCTAAAAGATATTTGGAGTAAATCTGCTATTGCTGCTTTATGTGGTTCTTGTCATGTTGAATCAACATTAAATCCTAACTTGTATCAAATGGGGGATGTTCCCGATTCTCAAAAAGGATTTGGATTGGTTCAGTGGACTCCATATACAAGAATTACCAATTGGTTAGGTTCTCATGGATATTCAAGCTACACAATGTACGGAAAAGGGGAAGCAGCTAAGTTAGTTGAAGAATGGTCAACAAATGCTACAAATGGGCCTTGGATTCCTACTCCTTCATATAACATCACATTCCAACAATGGTCACACATGGAAGCCGATATGAATTACATGGTAATGGCTTTTATGGCAAATTATGAACGTGGTGATACATCTATTGATTTACAGTATCAAAAACGTATTGAATTTGCTCAACGTATCTATGGTTTGATTCCTGAGTGGGAACAAGACGATAACGGAACTACAACCGATACAGATAAAGCACAATCTCGTCCTTGGAACGCTCAGAATTTTATTAACACATGGAATGGTCAATCTATCGACATGGATGGTGTACCTCCTGAGCAGCCATATCAATGTGTAGATGTTTGGAAGAAAGCATTACAGACATTAAATTATCCTGACCCTACAAGAGCTATAGGCGGTGATGGATATGCAGATTACATTTGGTATAACAGAGATGAATTAGGCTATTCTCAATACTTTGATTATGTTGATACACCTCAATTTGGTGATTGGTGCGTATTCGGTAGAGGCGGTGACACACCTACATCACACGTTGCAATGTACGTTTCTGATGCTGGTAATGGTAGAGCTAATTTCTTTGGTCAAAACCAACCTTATCCGTATTGCAATACAACAACGATCAGTACATCAAATATCATTGGCATTTTTAGAGTAAAGAGTGTTTATGTACAACAGAGTATAGACCCCGAGTCTACAAATGGAACAACTATCATTACTGATAACGATAGAATTTATGCGGCCAAGGTTGTATATGATTGTGCTTGTAGAAAACTAATTAATGCAAGAAGAAAGTTTGCTATCAATGTTTCTTGTGAAGCATTGCCTAAAGAAGTAAACGTAGGTGATAGAATCAGATTTATTTATGATCTCAATTTATTGCAATTGGGAAGTTGTAATAGATACATGAAACGTATTCTAAAACAAGATGATTGGTTCTATATCACAAGCCTACAAAGAGAAATAGATAAAACGGGAATTGAAATAGACACATTGACTCTAGAGAAATTCCTAAGAACAGATAGAGACGGAAAGAGTGAGTAGTTATGGATATTAGTAAGGCGATAAATATATTAGCTGATAGTGTCTATGATTTGAAAGAAAAAGGAAGATACAATTCCATTCAACGTAGAAACCATACAGTTGATTTTTATGGGTACGAGTTCCCTAGATGGGGATGTTCGAGTTCTAAACCAGCGGTAATAGGAATGTCAATTTCTCAGGATTTGATTTATTATGAGCGTTTTGAGTTTAAACTAGTAATAGATAATTCTACTGCTACAAACTTTAATGTTGAGATTGAAGGAATAGACATGACACCATATTTCAAGCAGCAATTCAACGGAGCGTGGATTACGGGCAATGGACTATGGCCTGGACAATACTCTAATTTTGATGTTCTTAAAGCTTGTGGGTATCTTTCTGAAGCCGATAGAAATAGAATATTAGACCCAGGATATAAAACAATCAAAGTAACGGGAAATGGTAATTTTGATTGTACGTTAGTAAATTATCTTAAATATAGTCATGTAAACAGATAAGAGGTATCTATGAATAGATATGAGCAAAGAATTGAAAACCTATCAAATCATGTAAAACAAAATCCTAGAGATTGGCAGTCTGCCATATCGCTATTGAAATTGAACAGTCAACAAATTGACTTTAAAAGAAAACAAAAACAACAGTCTGCTAGATTGTCTATCAAAGCATACAAAAAGGAGGTTATGTAGATGGAAAACAAATATAGCACTTCGGGGATTGGAGAAGATATTATCCGTAGTTTTACACAAATTGCAAGTGCAGAACTACACGCTAAAACCTTATTAGAAAAACGTATTTCTGAGGTTGAAAATGGATTGATTAGTGAAGAAGAAATTCCTGATAATTTAGAAAAGATTGAAGCACTAAAGGATGAAATTGATGATTATGCAAATATCAGACGTTCTCAAATGCTTTATCTATACAATTCTTTTGGTGGCAAAGGGGATAGAGAACAGTGGTGTTTAGTTAAACATTTAAGTATGGCTATGTACACTGCATTTGAAGCATATCAAGCTTCGGATAGAGACCCTGAATTATTGAATATTGCTTTGGAGATTAACAAGAAGTTTATTGAAGCTTGTACTAAGTTCTTAGGTGTAGAAATTACTTCTTGTGCATCTTGCTTCGCAGACATTATGAAAGCTGGAGGAAAATAATATGCAACCTGTAGTATGTAACAAAGATATGGCAGTAGTGTTTCCTTTAAAAGATGGTGATTGTGAATTTTGGCTAGAAATCGTTGATTCTGTAAATGATATTACTAATCCAAGCAGAGACCATGCATATGTTGATTCAAAAGGATTATTTTATATCTACAACGGAAAAAATATTGTAGCAATCAATGACCATGCGAATTTGAAAATCAAATGGGGAAATATGATTGGCGATATTTCTAATCAATTGGATTTAACGGAAATTCTAAATCAATTCGTTAAGACAATTTCCGTAAACGGAACAAACATTGCCAAAGACAACGACAAAAACATTGCTATTCAAGTGCCTATCACAACTATTAAATTAGATGGAAATACAATTAGTCCTGTTGATTATATTGTCAATCTAGATTTAGCTAGTGTTTATGCAAAGAAAACTGAAATCCCTAAAAATGTATCTGAACTTCAAAATGATGCTGGATATATTAAACAAGAAGTTGTAGATCAATTAGTGCCTATCAAAACAATCAAGGTTAATAACGTAACGATACCACCTGATGAAAACCATGCAGTAAATATCGAAGCAATTCGTTATAAAGTTGGAACTGCCGACCCAAACATGACAAATTGCCCTAACGGATATTTTTACTTTCAGATAGGAGACTAATCTATGGCTTATGTAGGTGGAGGATGGGAATTACTTGCAAGCCATCTGATTTGGACATACAGTGGCAGATGCAATATGTATTTCCAAGTATACGCATGGAGCGAACAAGATGCTATAAATAATAGGTCTACAGTCCATACAAGAACTCGTATTTTAGTTGAAAATAAAAACCCAAGCTATTCAGGTTATCGTGTTGAACAAGATTGGTCAGCTGGTGTTACAGGAGCGCCGGATTACAGTAGCTATGCTACATTAACAGATGGTGGTGCTGGTACGAACAAGGAATATGTTCTACAAAATGGTTCATTTACAGTTGGCCACGATTCTAATGGTAATGCATCAAGTGAAGTATATTATTGGTTTAACGGAACACATACAGGAGCTATAGGAAGTCCTACAAGCGCAAACGTAGTATACATTTCGCTTCCTAATATTGATAGAACCGCATACAAGGCAACAATAAGCAATGTTGGAAGTACATACAATACAATGTACTGTACAATTTCTGTTCCGTTTTATTCTGAGGAAAACCAATGGAGTCGTGATGGGAAAACATGGACGGATTGGAATAAAGTAATAAAAGCAGATACGCCTTTTGTAGATACATGGACAGGATTAAAGCCGAACACAAAATACACTGGATATTATCGCTTCAAAAGAAAATACAATGGAGTTTGGAGTGAAACAGTCGATTTTACTGCAACCACTAAATATCCTAATGCGCCTTCAAAAGGAAGTGTTTCTTTAAGCTCGGTAACGTCCAATTCTGCAAAAGTTAGTTGGAGTGGATTCTCATTAGGAGACATGGCCACGGATTATTCTTATCAAACATCTAATGATGAAAAAAAATGGACAGACCAAGGTAAAGCAACAAGCTTAACTCTTAGTGATTTGAAACCTAATACAAACTATAAATTCTATGTAAGAATGGTCGATAACTATGGTCAACCTTCGTTAGCAGCTAGTACATCATTTACAACATTGAACCCTGAAAAACCAAACGTAGGTGGTATTGAATGTACACGGTTAACACCGTATGGTGGTATGTTTGCTTGGTATGGATTCTCTGTAAATGAAGGAGCAACAATAGATCACTATGAATATTCACTAGACAATTCAAATTGGATTAATGTGGGAACTGATACGCAAATTCATTTAGACAATTTAAGCCCTGAAACAAGTTATACATTATACGTTCGTGTAGTTGATAACTTCGGCTCTAAATCAGATAGTGCTACATGCGATTTTAAAACATTGATTGACCAATTTAAACTTGCGTACAATACAAATTTGTATCAAACAGAAATTCTAACTAAAGACGGAGTAGACATCTTGGCTAAGAATGGAGTTAACTTGATTGTTGATACAATTGGAAAAGAGCGATTAAGGACTGCCAAGGTTTTCTACAACGACAATGGAGTTATAAAGAAAATAAAAGCAGTTTACTACAACAAAAAAGGTAATATTCAACACTATAAAAGCTATGAAAATTAAATAGGAGGTATATAAATGGGTGTTAGAATTGCAGAATTGCCTGAAACAACAGGCATTAACAAGGAAGATTTATTGATCGTTGAAGATGGACAAGGAACTAAAAAAGGTACTGTTCAACAGTTAGATGATTCTTTAGGTGTAAGTAGGCTCAGAGAAGAATTTGAAGCGCTGGGATTATCTGTAGACGAAGAAGGATATATTGTTCAGGAGGTACAAGAATAATGGCAAAACACAGAATTTTAACAGATGAAACAGGAGAAAAAATTGTAAAAGCATTAAATATTATTGCTCAAAACGGAATTTCACATCAATCAATGGATTGGCAGAAGGTAAGAACATTAATTGCAAACGGAGTCGGTGAAAGTGCGTTTGCTATTGGTACGCAGTTAATTGAAAAATGGACAGATACCGCTGATTCAAAAGAATACGATATGCCATGGCAAGTAAACCACTTCGATGATATGACTTTAGAGGACGGAGAAGTAGTCCCTGGAATGTGGTTACAAACGCACTATACTTTGCCTTTTGGTATTCAATTTTCGCATCAGAGAGCGTTTCTAGCGTGTCCTGATGGACTTAGTGCTGGCACTTACAATTTCGATTTTGCTAAGGCATGGGGGAACAATGTTAAGCCAGGAATCAATTACCAATTTACATTGACAAAGCCTGTAGAAAAAGGCGGTAGACTAGCTGGATGCTATGGAGCACCCGACCAAGTACCATCAAATTGGAAAGTTTATTCATATGGTAAAGATGGAATTACATTAAATGAGACGGTAAATGTTACTGTTGGTAGTGGTGGAACAAATCTAGGAACAATCCCATATGGCAGTAGAAGTGGAAATTTAAACTCAGTACAAGAATTGGCATATGGATGGAATCGTTGGAAAACATCTGCGTTACGACAATGGCTAAACTCAAGTAAGCCAAAAGGACAGTGGTGGACACCTCAGGATCAATGGGATATTTGTCCTGACCAATTAGCTTCTAAAGACGGATTCCTTTGTGGTATGCCTGAGGAAATGCTAAATTGTTTAAAAAAAGTAAAAGTGGTTACTTACGCTAACACTGTAAATGATGAAGGTGCAGAGGATATTACATATGATTATGTTACGTTACCTTCACTATCTCAGATGTTCATTAAACCACAAACTAGTGGTGAAGGTGATGTTCACACCTATTGGAAAAGAAGAAGTGGACGTACAACACCTTGCGAATGGTGGACAGATTATCCAAATATGGTTGAGTATTCCGTTGCAAATAAAACATCACCTCAGTCCGTCCGTTTGCGTTCAGCCTACCAAGGCAGTGTTTGTTATGCGTGGTTTGTGCGCGCTAGTGGCTATGTCGGCAGCCACAGCGCTTCCTATGCGTTTACGTTCGCCCCGCTTGTTTGCATCGCATAAATCTGAAATCGGGGCAGACAACGTACTGCCCCATACAAGGAAAGGAATTATTGAATGGCAACTAATGTAAATGAAAGAAATGTACCTGATACACCGACAAATAAAATGTTGGATTGTTTATGGGAAGCAAGAAACTTGTCTTTGTATACTGTAAAGATTTGTTCAAACACAAACAATTTTCCGTCTGAGTATTATCAGACAATGACGGGTGACATGATTAAGAAGGCAAAAGATATATACAGGCTAGGAAAAAGAGCAAATGCAATCTATGTTCAAGGTAAGACAGGACATGAAAGATGGGAAGAACGCAGTAGATACCAACGTGAAGCCATTTTCCTTTGTATAGATTTATTGTCTGACATAGATGTAGCAAAGACATTATTTAACATTCGTGGAAAACGAGTTAAATATTGGACTAATCAAGTAGTAACAGTAAAGAGAATGTATATCGCATGGCATAATGCAGATAAAGAGCGATATGCAAAATATATCAATTAGTAATTATTAATAAATACTAATACATACGGGATGTAGGTTGATTCTCAGAACGTCCGTTTGCGTTCAGCCAACCAAGGCAATGCTTGTAATACGTGGAATGTGAACACTAGTGGCAATGTCAACAACAACAACGCTTCCAATGCGAATACGTTCGCCCCGATTGTTTATCAACTTAAACTATATGGTCAACCTTAGATGTTGATACGATTTGATATGTGTAAACAAGGAACCTCATCCCTGCTCATTAGAGCGAACAATACCGCAGAATATACATAAATCAGTGTATTTTGCCACCGATGTTAGAGCCTCTTAAAAAAGATGGTAGCTAACTATGACGGAAGGAAACTATTATTTTGAAAATAAAAGAATATATTACAGACTACGATCAATTGTTTGATTCAATGTTGAAATGTAAGAAAAATGTATCTTGGAAACCAAGCGTTAAATCATTTGTATTAAATGGTGTAGAAAATTGTTTGAAGATGGAAGAACAATTACAGAATGATACATGGATAAACAGAAAACCTAAACCAATTATTGTTACATATCCAAAAAGAAGGGAGTGTTTAAGTATTCCTTTCAGGGATAGAGTTTATCAACGTAGTATTAACGATAATTCATTATATCCTCAAACGACAAAACACTTTGTTTATACAAATATAGCTTGTCAAAAATTCAAAGGAACAAAGAAAGCTATGGATGTAATGAGACAATATCTTCATAGATATTACATCAACAACAAAACAAATGTAGGATATGTTGTATGGATAGATATACATGGATATTATCAAAACATGAGACATAAAGATGTCAATGAATGTTTTTATAAGATGTGTGATTCAGATACTGCTAGTATGTCTCAAGATGTGTTAGATACACAATATTCAGGAGACATTGGATATAATCCAGGTTCTCAAATGGTTCAGATTGCTGGTATAAGCTTATTAAATGAATTAGACCATTTCATCAAAGAAAAATTACATTGCAAAAGTTTCATAAGATATATGGATGATTCCTATTTGATTACAAATGACAAAGAAAAAGCGAAGCAATGGAAGAAAGTAGTTTGTGATAGGTTAATCGAATTAGGGTTTGAGCCTAACCCAAAGAAAGCTAAAGTTCTAAGAATAGATAAAGGATTCATGTTTCTTGGATTTAAAGCTACGCTATCAAAAACGGGCAAGGTTTATTACAACCTAAGTTCAGAAAATATAAAACATGAAAGGCGAAAATTAAAGAAACAAGTCATTAAAGCAAAGAAAGGTGAAATGACAAAAGAAAAAATTGATGCAAGCCTTCATAGTTGGAAATCACACGCAGAATTAGGGAATACGTACAAGTTATTGCAAAGAATAGATGCGTATTACGCTAATTTATGGAAGGAGATAAAAGTATGATTATCAAACAATTAGATGTTTCTATCGACAAACAAGCGGAAGAAGAATATCAAGCTTCTCAAGTTCAATCTACAAAAGATGAATTGGCAAATCAAAAGTTTCTAACAGAATACGTTGCTTGTATGGCAGGTATCGAATTACCTGTTGACGAAGAAGAAACGGAGGGAATGACTCATGTACAGGATTTTGAGTAATCAGAAAAGCAGGGTGATTAACGGAAAGTATAGCAAAGATAATTATATTTTCTTAGTAGAACAAGCTTATAAGAAAAAGAAAATCACTAAAGCAGAATATCAAGAGTTGATTGATTTTGAGTAATTTCGAGTATATTCAATATTTATTAGATATTATTGATAAGCAAAATAAAATCATCAAAGAACAAAATGAGATTCTATATATGAATTGATTTGATGTTTTGGATAAAGAGAAAGGGCGATAATGTACGTCCTTTTCTTTTCATTATATAATTGAGATGCCATAAAACAGTACCTCAGAAAATATGAGAGAGATGAAATATTTTTGGAGGTGTAAATTTATGAATGTACAAGATTTTTTAACTTTATTACAAACTGCTGCTACTTTAGTTTGTGGTGGATTAGCTTTATATTTTAAATTCAGTACAAAAGCTAAAACTAAAGCAAAGGAAATTCAAGAAGTGATTGCTAAAATTACTGCCCAAGCAGTTGTTTACATTAAAGAAGCAGAGGACAACTACAAAGATACAACTAATGCAGGGGGCAAGAAGTTTGAAGAAGTTGTTAGTAAGCTTTATGATCTAGTACCTGATGCATTGCATGGAATTATCACAAAAGAAATGATTAGTGAAATTGTTCAAAGTACTTTTGATGAAATTGAAGAATACGTTAAGATTCAATTAGATAATGGAATTGATAAAATCAACGTCAAAGGTGACTAATGGGAAAAGTTATCACTATTGATTTAGAATATGTTTTATGGCTTACAGGTTTCATTGCTTCCGCTTGGGGAGTAGTAAAGATTATTAAAGAGCTAAAGAAACCTAATGACGATTTAAAAGAAACCGTTAGAAAACACGAAGAATGGTTAGCAAGAGACAATGAGAGAATAAAATCAATTGAAAGTTTAGTTATCACACAAGAAGGGATTAAGAAAGAATTGAATGAACATTCTCGAAGGCTAGGAGAGCATGAAGAAAGATTAGAAGAAGATAAGCAACGTGGTAATTTGACATTAAAAGCAAATATCGCAATTATCAACAATATGCTTTCTGAAAATGATAAAGACAAGCTCCAAGAAACTAGAGATGAAATTCAAGACTTTCTGCTAGATAAAAACTAAGGAGGATGAAAAATGGGAACTCCACAAGAGTTTTATAACTATGCTATCAATAAGGTTTTTAATAATAAAGGGCAAATAATGAACATTAATTATGTTCAAAGTGGTGAGCCATATGGTGGGCAATGTGTTTCATTAATTCAAGGATTGATGGCATGGGGAGGAAAACCATGTATCGCACGTGGCCATGCCAAAGATTGGTGGTTTAACAGAGCAAATAATGGTGTTTTAAGTTATTTTGATGTTGTTACGGGTGCTCCCCAAAATGGTGACGTTGGAGTGTCTGTAGGCGGTGATGCAAGATACGGACATATATTTATCTATTGGGAAGGTAGAGCGCTCTCTCAGAACGTTTTAGGCAACCCTAAAGCTATGTTATGGCCATTAAACTATCAAGGTGCTATTTGGGGATATTTAAGACCTAAATTCTATACTAATGCTTCTACTTATGATGCTTCTCAATTGATTAAAGAAAATGGAATGGCAACTTTCAACAATGATACTGCTATCGTTATTCATAGAGATACACCAACAGGTGCTTCTTACGGAACATTTGTAAAGGGCGAAAAACAAGTCTATACAGAAAAATGGGTAGGACTTGGACATAGATGGATTTCATGGATTCATACAAATGGAGTCAGATGTTTCGCAGCAGTCAGTGGCAGTGAATCATATGGTGTTGAGCCTTGGGCCACAATCGGTGCTCCTGAAACACAAGATATTGAATTAACTCAGGAAGATGGTATCGCAACATTTATTGTTGATGGTGTTCACAAACACTACGATAATCCAAGTGGTGAAATCTTTGGTCAATGCAATACAGATGATGAGATTCGTTATTATTGGAAGTGTGTAACGAATGGGCATAGATATGTTGTAGGAAAAGAAGGAGACAGAAAGTTCTTTGTTGCAGTGTCCGCTACAGAGGATAGAAGCCAAATGTGGGCGAAATTCAGAGCACCTGATACAAATACTGAGGAAGATACAAAAGAGCCTTCTAAGCCTTCTACAGAGCCTTCTAAGCCACCTACAACAGATTACACTAAGAATGTTAAGGGGTACGGAATTGATATTTCAGAACACAACAGTTCAGATATTGATTTATCAAAATATGACTTTGTGATTTTGCGTGCTTCCTACGGAGAACACACTGATAAGAAATTTGAATACTTTGCAGATAAATGTGAACAATTAAAGATTCCTTATGGTGTGTATTGCTATGATTATGCGTTAGATGATAGTCAAGCTAGAGCGGAAGCAGAGTATGTATATAATCTAATCAAAGGCAGAAATGTTCAATTAGGTGTATGGCTTGATATGGAGGATGCAGATAATTACAAGAAGAAAGCTGGTGTCTTAACAAAAGAAAGATGTTCTTTCTCTTGTAAAGTATTCTGCGACTATATGAGTGCTAAGGGATATTATACAGGTGTTTATACTAGTACTAGTTGGCTAGGAACATTTGTAGAAACAACATATCCTATTTGGATTGCAAATTGGGGTACGAATGACGGTAATATTCAATCAGACCAATCTGGTGTAGGTGTTATTCATCAGTATGCAGCTAACCCAATCGACAAAGATATAATCTTCCACGATATTGATTTTTATAAATCAAATCCAAAGAAAGATGAATCAACAGACGATAAAAAAGATGAACCAAATACAGATTCTAAAGACGATAATGGAAACAAAATCAATGTGACAGGAATCAATAAATTGATTGAACTGTTGCTAAAGATCGTTGAAAAAATCGCTAATTTGTTCAAATAATTGTACATAATGTAAGAAATACGACATCAAACACTCATATTTGCACAAAATCTGCAAAAAAGAGGTTTATACGTTTGTAAATACATTATGATCTTGTGAATTATCGTGAACGAAAATTTAATTGGTGGAAATGAAAATCATGTTGCTCCTTAAATATCACGCAAGCTCGAGATAGCCAATTATAAAATAGCTCGTCTACTAGTGTAGAAGGAGTTTCCTAGGACGTATGATTTATACGTCCTTTGCTTTTTTGTGTTAAAATATAAGCACATAGATTAGTAGAGTGCACAATACGACCAATACCATAATATGGTATAATATCTATGCTTAGGGGAATACAATCGTATTCTTCTTTTTTTATGCATAAAAATATTTGTGTTCATGATATAATCATGTTGCTAGGAAAAGTAGAACGATAAAGGCCTAAGTTCTCTTTGGTATAGTGCAAATTGCAGACGTGTAATTTAATCTTAACATTTCTCTTATGGGCGACTAGCAAACAACTACAAAATGTGACAATTGCTAAAAGCTCCCCCTTTTTGTAAATGTCACCAAAACGATTCCATACCTAACACATCCAGGTATGGTTTTTGTTTTTTAACAAATCTTAAAATTTATATGATATATTATTGATGTGTTCTTCACGGATGGACACAACCCTTTCTAAGATAACTTTATGCAAAAGAGTCTCCTTACCAAGCTGGAGGCTTTTTTGTTTATATATGGTTTTGGCATAATGGCATAAAGTATGTGGCATAAAACATGGAATATTTTTTTAGGTTCAATTAAATAAAATGTGGTAAAAAATGAGAAAATATGAGAACATAAAGCAAACTAGATGAATAAAAAATAAAGAAAAATAAAGAGCTAGAAACTTATAAATATCATTCAACAAAAAGAAAAAATTATTCGTAATAAGGGGTGTGAAGCTTTACTTGAAATTGTCAACTCGCAAATCATGTTGTATGAAATCGATCAATTAGAAACGCCAACCAGCGTGCAGGAATTGATTGATTTTGGTTATTTAAAAAAAGGACAGGATACATGTCCGGATCATAGTAAAGTGGTGATTGTAGATGGGCAAGCCGTATCCCAATAA